GCAGCAGTTTTCTTGTCTATTGCTCGCTTGGTTACTCGCTCTCCGATTGATGTTTGGTATGTATTCATTTAAAAAGGCAGATTGTCAAAATCTTCAATTTCTGCTTTTGGTGGTGCAGTAGCACCTTCAATACCTACTTTGTTTACTCTCCAACAAGACAGGCTAGTAAATACTTTATCTGCGCCATCTTTAGTGTAATGGTTGCATTTTAACTGGAACTCTACGTCAACCATATCTCCAATCTTATTGAATTCAATAAATTTATCTAGGTGTTCAATATAATCTTTTCCTTTGAACAATTCAAATTCTACTATATTGCTCCAAGCTTCTCCAGTATCAATTCTGAATGATAGCTTTTCTGCTCCAGAGTCAAATGACATTTTATCTGATATAGAAATAATTTTTCCTGTAATATTGTAATTTGGCATATTATGCACTTTAAATTGTTAAAAAAAATGGGGAAGGAATTACCACAAAACCTTCCCCAACATAAACTAAAAACTAAAACTGTATGAAATTATCTTAATAATAAACAGCTTCTAACTTCTGCCATTCTCCAATGGCAAAATCAGAAAGTTGCTTAAGGTTACAATTGCCTTTTAATAAAAAAGAATCTTCTATTAGGTCACATAGTATTTCTGAATGCCACTTTGATTCTTTTGTGTTGTTGCTTACATTGTATATTGCAGCAACTATACTACTAATACAATCTAGATCTTCATTGCTTAAATTTTTAGCATCTCTTTCTATTTCAATTTCTGTAAGATCGCAGATTTCTTTTAGTACAAAATCTATTGTTAGATTATCCATTTCGCTGTCTTTTTTTTTAAAAGAAGAAGTTCGGATGGCAGCGAAGCATTTCGAGCATATGGCTATGTCGATCATCCGAAGCTTCTTCTATATATTTTTTTATTGCCTCGCTGATACAAATATATTAAACTTTTACTTAAAAAAGTATATTTGAAGTATTTTTTTCAATTTTATTTTCAACAACGTCTTTTGACACTCCCATCCAATCGTTTTCATCGTGCAAATCTTCAAACCTAGAGTAATTTGGAACAAAGGTGCATTCTACTACTCCAGTGTCTCCATTCCTGTTCTTGGCAATTACCACATCAGTTTTACCATTTACCGCCCCTTCTATTCCGTAGTATTCATCTCTATGTAAGAACATCACTATATCCGCAGATTCCTCTATTTCTCCAGATCCTCTAAGGTCTGATAATGATGGAATACGAACAACGTCTCCAGTTGGTCGCTTTAGTTGCCAAAGCAGAATGACAAAAATATTTAAATCCTTTGCAATCTCCTTTAATGCATTACAGGTAGCTCCAATCTCCTCGTCAGATCTTTTATTACCTGCCAGCATATTGTGTTTCATAAGCTTTCCATGATCAATAATTAAATACTGCAATGGAGTCTTAACCATTATACTCATTAATTTGCTTTTTAAGGATAAAGCGTTTATTCCAGTCTTGTCATCAAAGAAAAATAAATTATCCATCATGCTAAATAGCTCGTCAAATTGAGATGCATTATACTCTCCTAGCACTATTTGACCATCTGTAAGTTTAGAGAAATCTATTGAATACCTACAAGCAGCAGTCCTCTTCCATCCTTCCACAGTAGTCATTTCCAAATTTTGAAATAAGCCAGCCATATTTTGATTAGCTAAATTATTCTGTATTGTAGTAGCAAACATAGATTTACCCATAGAAGGTCTAGCACCAATCACTACTAAATTGCCTTTTCTAACGGTAGCCATCTTGTCTATTGACTTTATTCCTGTAATACTTACTCCAGACTCAGTTTTTCCTTGAACCTCATCCAAAAATTGCCTTTGTATATCTGCTAGTGACATAACAGGAGTGGTATCTACAGATTCATTTAAACCTCGCTCAAGATTAGCTATTATCTCAGCATTCAGTTTATTGCCCTTGTAAGATTCACTCAATGCCTGGTGGCTAAGTCTTATAATTTCCCTTGTTTTAAATCTGTCGACAATAATCGAAACATGACTTTCTATACCAAGAGATGTAGTAGGGTTTGATAGCTTTAGCATGATGTTTATACCCCCAATAGATTCAAATAAATTAGCTTTCTTTAGATCTTCCATTATCGTTATCATATCAATAGCAGAACCTGCTTTAAACAACCTCTTCATTGAAGCGTATATCTCTTTATGCTCATTTAAGTAAAAGCATTTAGGTGTAAGCCTAGACTCATACACAATAAATAAAGATCCTGTATTTATCAAGTTACCTATAACAATCTCTTCAGACTCTATTGCTTTTGGCTCTTTATCTTCTTGCATTGTAATTTTTTTTATCTATTGTCGCACTATTGTTATTAAAATTGTTTCGTGTCCAAGTTTTTAACCTGCGACTAGTATCCCAAGATTTATTTGTAGTAAGTCTCATTTTACCACTTGCAGTAGGTTCACTCCAGTAGCTGTAAAAATCTTTAAGAGTTTGATCGTTATGTTCACCTCTAAATAAACTCAGTACTTTCTTAAAGTCCTCATTTGTCCATTGCTTGTAAGTTTTGCTTTTAAAAGATTTGGATTTAGGAGCATTAGCGACAATTTTCTTTTTATCTTTTTCTTTATTTATATCATTAACATTATCATTAACATTATCATTAACATTTACAGTTAATTTCGTTGAACGATTCTCAACATCGTTAAACTTTGTTGAATATTGTACAATATCGTTAAGCGCATCTAAACAGAAACACTCGGTATGCCCACCAAATTTTTGTAATGGACTATATCTTAAAGTGCCATAATTCTCTTTAATAGATTCCTCTAACTTTAGAGGGTTTTCTATAAAAAATTGATAAGCTATTTCAAATTTATAATCAGTTCCTTTAAAAGTATCTTTTGAACTAAATCTTCTGCCAACAGAACTATCAGTAATGCCTACCTTGATAAAAAACTCTTCATTATTTGAAACCTTTAATATGTACAATTGCCTACCTTTTTGCAATCTTTTAGATTTAGCACTCATTAATCCTGCTTGACTAAATTTACATTTTTTATTTTCCCACTTATCTAGGTCTCTTTTAAGTTGGTTTTCTATAGGTTTCCATGCTGTAAGTATCAACCGATCCTCCATAACAGGGTTCATGTCATTTACATATTCCAAAATATGCTGAAAAAGTATACCCTTTTCTTCATTGGTTAAGTACTCTATAGAATATATCATATCAGCGTACAGAACAAAGCTTTTTTTGTCTTTTGCCATAATGTTTGTTTGTTTTATTTTTAAAAAAAACCCTGTAATAACCGTTATTGTAATTGTTATGCGTTTAAAATAGGGAAAGCCCAACCAAGCAGTAAGGTCTGACACTTACCACTCAATTGAGCTTTTGTTTTCTTGGTTGTACTTGCAGTCAGACGTACAATTATTTAGCAAATATAATTAAAAAAAACTTTCTGGTGGTTTTATTTGTTGATTTATGTGTTTTTTCTCACCATTTGTTAAGTTTTTAGGTTTATACCCTTTATATCTAGGATCGTCAATATCCATCTTTCCCTTAGTTTTAAACTGTCTAATTTTACCTTTATCATTTAAATACGACAATTGCTTTTTGTTATATTGTTTTCTAACTGTGATGCGAGAACAACCAGTAATTAAAGCCATTTCGGAAATAGGTATTAATAATCTGTTATCTAAGATAAATTGTATTTGATCTTTAGTTAAGTCCTTTGATCTCATATTAATAATTTTTATACTTATTAATAATTTTAAATGGTATTACTAAATTATTATGATCAATATTTTTGATCTTATCATAAACACAGTCTATTTTACTTGGATCATTGTCTCTGACATCTCTAAACCACCTGTTAAATATATTCCTTCTTTCAATGTTTGTTAATTGATCTATCATGTGTAATTTTTTTTAATTAGTACAAAATTTTCAGAACCCCTATTGTCTATTATTGGGTTGAAAGACTTCCACCTTGAATTAATACTGATATTGACACATTGCTTACATATTCCTCGCCATCCAGTTTTATTTCTTGGCTCTTTACTAAAGAATTTTAAATTACTAGGCTTTACTAATTTACACTTAGAGCATTCATGCTCCGTTGATTCTTCTGTACTCATATATTTAATTTAAGATGTTATTAAATTGTTCTTCAAATTGCTCTAAATCATCATTTGATCCGTCTTGAGAGGCTTTTGACACATATTGAGCAACTAAGTCGTTTAGGCTAACAATTAAAGATATAAGAGATTTGTCTGCATTTCTAATCTTTCTACGAAGTTTAGCTAATTGCTTTGCGTGATTTTTCTCTAATATCTTTAGCCTTTTTTTAAAATAATCAGGATCACTAGTATTTTCTACACATTCAATCGGTATAGCATATACTAGTTTCTCTTCTGACTTGTCCTCTGGAATTTCAACATATACAGTGCTCGCTTCTCCATCTATCATTACAATCGTAGTTATCTTCTCTGCTAATAATGCAGCAATAGATCTTCTTTGATTCATGTTTTTGTAAAACTTTCTCGCCTTAAATAAATCTCTTATTTCACCGTATCTTTTAAGTAGTATTTCATCTCCTATTTTCATTAAAGCATTTTTAATATTAAAAAAACAGTTTCTTCAGTATTCTTATTTATAGAATACCTTACGTTTTTACCTTCTCTTCTATATTTAACTAATTTTAAATCTCTCATTTTTGCAAGAAACTGAGAACATACTGTTTGTTCAATTCTAAGATTGCAATACAGCTCTGTAACTGTTTGAGGAGTTTGTGACAGCCTTAAGTACATAGATCTTATAGTAGGATGAGATAAAGCTTTGCCTATCATCTCCATTCTTTTAATCTTTCTTCTTTTTAAAAATACATCGTCTACTGTGTTATATTGTATCATTTATTTTTTTTTAATTCACTTAAATAATTTCCAGTAGCAATCATACTCTCTTTTCTACTGATCTTTGCATCTAATATAGCCTCTTTATAGGCATCTAATCTTCTTTTGTATTCTACAATCCACTCTGGATCTCTTAATACTTTTTTAATAATAATCCTATCTAATGTTCCAAACTCATCATACTCATCTCCTACCATGTAGTCATTCTCGTTAAGAGTAAATACTAAATATGCCACAGGCTTGTCGAATAATACCATGTAAGACTGCATTTGGTGGTAGTATTCTTTTTGTGCTGCATCTAAATTTGGATCACCAGTTGTCCTTTCAGTTAACTCAAATGATCTTTGCTTATCAAATGTAAATGCATCATAAGGATTTTTGATATCTATAATAGCATCAATTTCATCGCACACTATGTCTGGAGTTCCCCTTAGTAATAAATCATAGTCAGTCTTAGTATCTTCACACTTCTTAAAGTTTCTTCCTGTAACAGAATTTAACTGAGTAATACTAAATGGCTCGTTTGCTATTCCATGATTTGTGAACTTATTATTAGTGTTTTTTTCTATTCTGTATGACTGAGCAGTAAGAGACTCTTCTATGGAACTGATTACTGTCTTTCCTAACTTAGGATCTTTTGCCCTATCTAAAAGATCCTGTAATTCAGATTTCATCTTAGATGTCAATGGTTTATATGGTTTACCGTTTTCATCAGAAGCAGCAATGGATTCCCCATATTTACGTTCAAGCAAAACATCTAATTTTTTTTCTTGAACATTACTTAATCCAAACTTGCCGCTCATAAATTTACTTGAAGATGAGGCGTGTACAAAAACATCCATTTCAGAGATATCTTCAGTATAAGATCCATCTTTTATTTCAGATGACTTAGGTTCCTTTGCTTCTAGTTCAATAAAAACATCATCCATTCCACCATCAAAACCAAGACCATCAATATTGTCCATCCAACTTAATTCTTTATTATTGTCCATATACTTCGTCTTTAGAGTTATTTAATTCGCTTCCAAAAATTCTACCAATTTTCTTAATTGCATTAGAAAAAGCAAATCCCATTGCCGCTGGTGTAACCTTGTGCAGACCTGTTGCATTTATTCTTTCAAAGTCAATAGCACTTCTTGCGCCTCCAATTTGTTCTTTTGTTACCTTATCATATAAGGGCTTCTCAAGCTGTATTGGTGCAGCACCTACTCCACAATAAGACATCCACCCAAAGAAAGGATGCAATACCTTCACCTCTACGCTAACTACTATACTATTGCCAAGTATCTTAGGCTCTCCTTGTTGAATTACTTGATGCGCTGGGAATAATTCTCTTAATAAAGATTCCCCAACTCTAATTGGAACGTACTTAATCTTCTGACCAAACGACTTTTCTTTTATCCACTCTGGCTTTGGAGGGTGAGCTATAAGTGATTTAAGTTCTTCATTTGTATTGTATTTAGCAATCATTTCAACGCTGCCATCTTCGTTTGTTATTTTCCTCTGAGGAAACAACTCATAAGGCACTACTTGCCCTCTATATTCTTTTAATTCCATATTACTTTACGTTTTTTAATAGTTCAAGATTATGTGTTACAATTGACTCAAGTTCTTCCACCTTAGTACAAAATTCTTTTACACCAAGATCTACCATAAGTAGATATACTTGATTTTTGTGTATAAGACCATCAGATATACTGTCGTATGCAACCTTGTATCTGTCACAAAAACTTAAAAGACCTTTTGGCATTAGGATTGTCATTCTTTTAGACTCGCCTTCTTTAAAATTACTCATTCTTAATTCACTCATGATATATAATTGTTTAGTTAAATAATAGAACTCAAATATACGAATTAATTATTCTTTATTGCAAGTTTTTATTAAATACTTATAAAATAAAATAAAAAAACCACCTACTGAATTAACAGTAAGTGGTAAAAATGGAAATTAAAACATCAATTTATTTTGTAGGATCGTAGTCTTCAGGCACTATTTCTTCTAGCTGCTCTATTGCCAATTTTAAGTTTGGTATTGCTACTTCCAATATCTCATTCTGTGCATCTCTCATTTTTGGAATCCTTTTTTCTAAGTCATTCCAACTTTCCTGCTGTTTGTCTAGTGCATTCTTAAAATCATTCAAGTGAGAATGTGCCGTTCTTAATGCTACATCTTTATTCTTTCCCTCCCACCTGGTTTCAGTTGTTGCTCCATCCTCTTTCCTGTACGAACTAATTATTAAGTCGTAAGTTTCGTCTTTGTTTTCTTTAAAAGATACTGATATCATTGTTTTTTAATTTCGTTATTAAAGAACAAATATACAAAAAGTATTGCAATAAAGCTATAATTAAGCCTACTACAATACTTTTTGTAAATATTTTAAGACTCCTCTACTTCGTGTCTTTCTGGATTCTTTGTAAATCCATAAATAGCAAGTGCAAAACCCACTAAAGTTTCTACTGCTGCCCAGATACTATCCAAGTTTTGATTAGCAAAATCAAAAATGTCTACAAAGTTGTCTAATCCAAACAAAGTTAGTACTGTACCAACTGCTGTAAGAATGTGTCTAATTGCTGATCTTGTCATGTGTTTGTTTATTTAAAAATTATAAAAAATTATTTATTTGCTTTTGCCACCTTTTTTTCGTCTCTTCTTTTTATTCTTCTTTCTATTTTACGTTTTCCTGCTTTAGCTTCCTTTAATTGCTGCGACAACATTTCAACTTCTTGATTATACATTTCCAAATCTTCTTCAAGTTGATTGTTCTTAGAATTGTAAATTAAATCCAAGCTATCTTTTATCTCTTCAGCTTTTTCTTTTATCATGCCATCATAGACAATCACAATAGAATAAGCATCAGAAGTTTCTGTAAACTTAACTTCATATAGCGAGTCTTTTTGTATTATTTTAGTATCCCATTGCGCTGCCAAATTTGAACTATACAGACCTAAGATTATTGCAAGTAATTTAATTTTATTCATTTGTTTGTTTATTTAATTGTTACTTAATACTATCCAATAGTCACCACCTTCGTAGTATACTAACCTTATTGTATCGTCATCTAATACGTCTACTGTTAATGATAACGTGCCTTCTATGTCTCCTGTTAATTGTCTTGTACCTCCCGACCTATTAATAAGAGTTAATACATCTCCATCGTGTTGCTGAGACGTAGTCCATCCTGAAGGTGGGAAAGTAAATGCACCAAAAGACCCATATGCAGTACCTGCCAAAAGCACCTGACGTTCATCGCTCCATAAACCTAATGTTGTAGTTATCCTTCCTACGTTATCCGCTTGACCCCATACTGCATCCCCATTACCATCACTAGAGTACAGTATCCTGCCCTCATCCTCGTCTCCTACTCTTATCCTTATTCCTTCATTTTCTATGGCATAAAAGCCATCGGCAGTAGTAGAATTTACATTTGCATTTATTGCTACATATTTATCTCCATTAATTAGACCGTCATCGCTTACAATTAATCCAGCATTGGTTACAGTTCCAGCAGCTATACTTAATTTTCCATCAACATCTATTAATCTATTTACTCCATCTAATATGTTTTGATTAGAATTACTTATAGATAAACTATCAGTTTCAACAATCTGTCCAGTATCGTCAAATGCTGCACCTTTTGTAGCAATACCGCCAATACGATCTGTTACTGTTAGGCTTCCGTTAACTTTCAATACCGCATTATCAAACTCTCCATATATTAGAGGATTATCTTGAATCATCCCAATGGCTAACCTGAAAGCCGCTGCACCTTCTGACCCTATAGAGTAACCCTGTCTAAATCCTAGCAATATAGTATTGTTCAGTGCCACTGTAGGAAGTTTACCATTCTCGAATCCTATCATAGTAGAGTGACTAAGTGTTCCTGTAGTTGTGTATCCATTCCTAGATCCTATCAGTGTCGTAGAAGTAATAGCTCCTGCTGAGTTATAAGCATTTTCTAATCCTGCTATAAATGAGAAGTCTAAATTGGCTGCTCCTAAGAATACATTTCTATAACCTGCTAAAAATGAGTAATCAGAGTCGAATGCAGCCTTTGCGTTCTCTCTGCCTACCATAAAATTGTAGTTGGTTGCTGCTGCACTAGAGTGCAAGTTCTGAAGACCATTATAAAATGAATAACCTGCTTGACTTGCAGACTCTGCGTTCTCTCTTCCGTTAAAGAAAGAGTATGACATACCCTGCGCCTCTCTAGCATTTAGATATCCATTCATAAAATTATAACTACATCCTGTTAAGTTATTTTCATTATTATATGCTCCTGCTGAAAATGTATAATTTATACCACTAGAATATCTAGCATTATTAAGACCAAATAATGTAGACCTATTTATACTCGTTGCAGTTTCTCCGTTACGCTCTCCTGATACGAAATTTTGTAAGCCACTAGTCATATCACTAAAGTTAGTGCTTCCGAAAACTACGTTATTCCATCCGCTATCTTTTGGATATTCTCCTGAGTAAGTTCCATTTACTGATAAAGAATTTTCAACTTCTACTCCTCCTGTTCTATTGAATGCCATAAGGTCGAACGGTAAAGGAGCACCTACAGATCCATTGTTAGCCTCAAGATATAACTTGTTACCTACACCATCTAGTCTGAATCTAAATCCATAGGCATATGATGCGCTACTATTTTCTACGAAGTTAATCTCAGCCGCTTGTGATACGTTACCACCTCTACCTATAAACATACTAGCTCCATCTGTACCATTAGAATTAGTAATTATTTGCTGACCATCTAAATGTATCTTAGCCTGTGGATTTGTATTATTTATACCTATATTTCCATCTGAATCTATACGCATCTTTTCAGATGTGCCTGAGTCAAATATTAGCTCACCTGCATCCGTATAAATACTTCCGCTAGTTGCTCCGCTTTCTCTTAGTCTTATTCTTGGATTATCTGTAGTATCTGTATCATTAATAACTATTTCAGCACCATCTCCTGACACTACTAATAGTTTATCAGGATTTGCAATTCCAATCCCCACTTTTCCATCAGATTTTATTCTCATTCGCTCTGCATTGGTAGTTGAGAAAACAATAGGCGCAGCCTCTCTTGTCTTTATGTTTAAATTACCTGTACCTCTATGGTGAATATCGCTACTTGTATTTGCTCCTGTGTTATTTCTAACAATTCTAAGTCCATAATCAGTATAAGTATTATCTCCGATTAGGTCTATCCAAGAATAATTGTCAGAAGTCCTATTTACTCCAATTTCTATCTTAGTAGATGCATTATTAGAGCCTTTCACTTGTATCTGATTCTCTGCCGTTAATTCTCCCTTAATTTCAGCATCTCCATTAATCTCAGTATCCCCATTTGACTTTATCTTAACCAACTCAGTGTTATTGTACCCAAATGTTATCATATCATCATAACTTCCAAATGGTGATCCAAATTGCATATACCCCATTAAACTATTATCTACCTTCCTTTGTATTCTATGTTTTGCAGTTTCCCAATTTGAACCCGCTACATCTCTACGTGTTGTAAAGTTTAAGAAATCAGCATTGGAAGTTTCAGACTTAAGTGAAAACATATCATTCGTATCTCCTGCATTAGAGCCTAAATTAGTCTCTTCGTATACTTGTAGTTTATGGTTAGGATTAGTAATTCCAATTCCCACCTTTCCGTCAGACTTAATCCTCATAACTTCCGATCCAGCAGCTCCAAGTCTAATACTAGGAGTTGTACCTGTACCCTTCTGATATTCTACATAGGCTCTTTCCGTTCCTGAATCTCTGAACGATAAACGACCTCCCGCTGATGCTCCTCCATTTAGATTGTCCAAAACTATGGCAGGTGCAGTTCCGCCATAATTATCCTCAAATATTGCCAAGTCTACAGAAGGTGCTAATACGTGAAGACCTGCACTCGGTGAATTTGTCCCAATACCCACTTTTCCATCCATATAAACCGCATCGTCTGTATCTGTACCATCTACAAACTTACCGCCTGATCCTCCTGATGAAACTATATTTCTGTAGTAAGAGTCTATACACTGCTTATCACTATCAGTTATACCGCTAATTAAATGAGATATCAAAGATTCATTTTCTTGAAGTAAAGCACAAAATCCTCTGTGCAATGTATTATTGCCTCCTTTATAAAGTTTAATCGTAACTTGATTAGCAAATAACGATACAAACTCTGTAACTTCATACCTTTGACAATTTTTCCATAATACTATATTCATTGTATCAGACAAATCCAATCCAGTAAAATTATTGCTAAAATCATTAATTAATAATAAAGCAGTAATAGTATCATTGGATTCTGTAGGCGAACCAATGATTTCACCTTGAAAACCTGCTAATGGTATTATTGTCTGAGAGAAAGAATATAAATTACTTGTCAGTAATATTGTTATTGTTAATAATATTTTATTCATATTTTATTTTTAAATATTTCTAAAATTTAATTATTTTCAGACTCCTCTATTTCTTCTATACTACCATCAGATAATTGAATATTAATTTTACCATATTTATCTTCAAGAACCTTTTTATTATCTTCAATTTCTTCATTAAGTTTTGCAAATAAATGGCTTAATGTGTGTATCTGTGTTTGCAATAAACCAATATCATGTAAAATTGCTATTTTATTTTTATCTTGTTCTTTAAGCAATGTTAATTCATCTTTTGTTATTTTGGACATTTTATGTATATTTTGTTAATTATTAAATATATTAAGATTTTAATGTTTCTATTTCTGCTTTTAATTCTTGTATTGCTTTTACTAATATAGGAACTAATTTACCATAACTCATTTCTAGTTTATCTGGATTTGAATTGTATACAAGTCTTAAAGTATCGTCATCTAATTCTTGAACCTCTTGAGCTACAAATCCAAAATCTTTTTTGCCCTTATTACTGGAATGAAATTCTATTTCTTCATAAACTGGTTCATCATTTTCATTATATACATCATTACCATTTTCGTCTTTAACTTGTTGTCTTTTTATTTCTAAGCGATTGTCCCAAACAAATTCTCTTGGTTTTAAACTGTTAATAAAATCTAAACCATAAGTTAAGTCTTTAATATTTGATTTGTCTCTTTCATCTGATAATGATGTAATAGATGTGACTGCACACCTTAAAGTACTTATACTTGAATTTCCTAATGTAAATTCATTTGACACAGTTGCTGAACTTGCCGCTGAATCATTTCCTATTAATGTATTGTTAGATCCAGATGTTAGATTATTTGTACCAGTATTTCCGCTATTAGTTCCAATTAAGGTATTGCCGCTCCCAGTTACATTATAACCAGAATAGAAACCTAAAGCAACATTATCTGTGAATGTACTTCCACTATATAATGACCTATAACCAATTGCAGTATTCAATGATCCAGTTGTTTGCCACCACAAGGCTTTACCACCGAATGCAGTATGATTATTATTTTGTGATGTAAGATAACACGCTTGATGACCTACTACTGTAGATTCTGATCCATGATATCCTCCTATATTATATAATGTTTTTGTTCCAATAGATATACTGCTCGCCATCCCAAGACTTTGTTGTGCCGCTTGCGATCCAATAATTACAGATTCATAATTTGAACGAGAACTCGATCCAGCTTTCCATCCGATCATAACTGAATAAGATAAAGTTGTTGCACTTTCTCCAGCCTTTATTCCCAAGAATACATTTTTGTTACCACTCGTTAATGAATTACCCGCATCATTACCTATGATTAAATTGTCTGCTGGATTGCCGCTTAATGTAGTTGGTATATTAACAAAATAAGAAGATGTGCCGTCTATCAATACATCGCTCAATCCATTTAGACTTGTTACACCGCTAGATGTTAATACTTCCCAAGCCGCATCCTTTCTTATATATTTGCTGCCGTTACTAGGTGCATCTATAAAAGAAACTTTGGCAGTATTTGCATTTATAATAGGATCATATACCGATGCTACCATATCCCCACTACCATCTCCACTTGCACCAGTTGCACCGTCTGCACCGTCTGCACCGTCTGCACCATCTGCTCCAGTTGCTCCAGTTGCACCAGTTGCACCAGTTGCACCAACTCCACCAGCTAATTCAACAATACTAATAGATGTTCCTATTTTAGCAACTACGGCAGAATTTATATTAACATCTATGTAATCATTGAGTGCAATATCTAAAACCATAAAAGCCGATCTTTCAACTGGATCAACGGCAGAGTGAATATAAAAATCCATTGTATGGACAGTAGTAGTACTATTTTTTACTACAGTAACTGTTTTGGTGCCACTACCTTCTAGTATCAGTGCCAGGTCAATTTTATATTTTCCAGCCTTACTAAATGTAAACCGCCCATTTGATGAACTAAATGAAATGTCTACTGGCGTGATATGTTCCGATAAAGTTCCAGTAATAAATAAATTGGTATTACTTGTACCATTTGCCGTTAAGTGGTACGATCCATAAGATAGAGCAGAGCCTCCACCACCTCCACTAGCAGCATCTATCCAATCTGTACCAGTTGCGGTAGAAGATAATACTTGACCGCTTGTTCCTGGAGAATTATTTGAATCATAATAAGCACCTGTGACCCTAGCGTTTCCATTTACGTCTAGTGCTTGTGAAGGACTTGTAGTCCCTATCCCTACATTACCAGCTGCGGTAATACGCATCTTTTCTGTATTAGTAGTCTCAAAGGTAATAGGAGCAGCTTCTGAATTTTTTAATTTAAAATTACCTGTTCCTCTGTGGTTAATTGTACTAGATGTGTTAGCTCCAGTATTAGCTCTAATAATCCTAAGTCCATAATCTGAATAAGTAGCATCTCCTACTAAATCTATATAAGCATAACCATTTCCTGTTCTGCCTGATCCTAATTCTAGTATAGATGATTGTGTAGTAGCAGCTCTTGCAGTAATATTATTACCTGTCAATAAGTTATTTGATATTTCTACATTTCCAACTACTTCTAGTTTTTCTGATGGGCTTGTAGTTCCTATTCCGACTTTACCATCCCCATTAATACGCATTCGTTCAGTATTACCCTCACCAAACGTAATCAGATCATCATTCATAGATCCAAACTGCATATAACCCATTAAGGTAGTATCTACCTTTCTCTGTATTCTTTGTGCTGCATGAGTCCAATCTGTTCCTGTGGTTAATCTCTCAGATGTAAATTGTAAGGTATCAGTGTTACCCATTGTAGTTTTTAAACTAAGCAAAGCTACCTCATTTCCTGCGGTACCTCCTAATGCTCCACCATCTACATATAATTTAGCTATGGGATTTGTAGTCCCTATACCTACATTACCAGTTGATGAGATCCGTACTTTTTCCGCTCCTGCTGTATATAAACGCATAGCATCAGTACTATGTGAATATATAATTTGACCTGAAGTAGAGGATGCGGAATCTCCAAAAAGAATATAGCTATTAGCAGTAGTTCCTCCAATTTGTATTCTAACTAAAGCATCATCTGAAGTTCCTGTGCCTGAAGAACGTACTCTAATAGAAGGATCAGTAACAGCTTGTACATCAAGAAGATGACCAGGATTTGTAGTTCCTATACCTAAATAACCTGATGAATCAATACGCATCTTTTCAGATGTGCCTGAGTCAAATATTAGTTCACTTGCATCTGTATAAATACTTGCGCTAGTTCCTCCACTTTCTCTAAATCTTAGTCTTGGATTATCTGTTGAGTCTGTATCATCAATAATTACTTGCGCTCCAACTCCTTTTACTGATAACGTTCCATCTGGATCGTCATCTCCAATACCTACGTTACCTGTAGTGTATACTGCATCGTTAGTGTCTGTACCATCTACGAACTTACCTCCTCCTCCACTAGCAGCATCTATCCAATCTGTACCAGTTGCGGTAGAAGATAATACTTGACCGCTTGTTCCTGGTGAATTGCTTGAGTCATAGTAACCACCTGTTATTCTAGCGTTACCTTGTACGTCTAATTTATGTATAGGGCTTGTAGTTCCTATACCTAACTTTTCATCCTTCCAAGTAGATCTTTGGTTAAATTCTCGTTGTGTATACCCAGTGTCTATAGTTAATTGATCACTAGCTGTAACTGTATTGATTGAAACGTTGGCTTTGTCAGCAGAACTCCTGGAGTTGATCATTAAATCTGCCGTTACCGATCCATATATAGTTATCCCCGCTAGTACTTCAAAGGCAAATATAAAACCTGCGGTAGTTGTTTCCTTTGTCCAGAGTACAGGCTTAATAAACCTATTCCCATTATTGTCCTCTTTGTAATATATTTCCCATGCTAAATCTGGCAAAGTCCCAGATCTAAGAACAACGTCAACGTCTATTACTTGAACCTGCTGTGCACTCTGAGCATAAAGTTTTCCAACAATTTGATAGTTCTGAGAAGCACCACTTGGAATAATAGTAACAACTTTTTGGTAATCTCCACCTACAAAGTAAGAGCCTACTAAGTTCCCACTATATGCTTGATTGGCACTAATAAAATTAGACCTACTGTACTCTTGTCTTGTACCATTAAATAAAGTGCCACTATATTGAATGTCTCCAGTTACATCTAATTCGTAATCAGGACTTGTAGTACCTATTCCTACATTTCCTGTAGTGTATACTGCATCTGTAGTAGTTGTTCCATCTACAAATTTATTATTTGGAATAGCATCTACTAAGTCTTTTAAAACTTTGCCTTGTGCTGCTGTTAATCCTTCTGTTGTAGATGTACTTGTTAAAGTATTGTTTAATGTAATTGCATCTAAAAATGCAGACATATCAATAGTAAATGTACTTGCATCGTCTCTTGTAAACGTAGCTACACCTGTTGAGCCATTTAATGAACCACTAGTTAGTCTAGCTAGGTTTGTATCATCTAGATACAAAGATAAATCTATATCAGTATCAGTACCATTTTCATCTGTATATGTAAGTATGTTTGATGCAACAGCAATACTAGTTACAGTTTCTGCTATGTTTACTTGCGCCCCAGATTGTATGCCATTTAGTTTTGATTTATCTGATGCAGTCATTACACCTGCTAAAGATGTAGTTGCTCCTGCTATAGAATCATTTGATCCGTCACTAGATTGAACTTCTACAGTTGAAGCAGATTCAGCAATTGTAATGTTAGTAGATACATTGGATACTTTTGCATTGTTAGCGGTAATATCGCTAGCTTGCTGAGTAGTGATTCCAACCTTTGCAGTATTAGCAACTACATCAGTATTAGCTGATACCCTAGCTTCTGTGTAATATAAATTAGTAGTACCTTCTGATAAATCATCTGTATCAGTTGGTGTATTTAATATGTCTGTATAAGTTAATTGCCTTCTGTCTGGAGCAGTAGTATTACCAATAAATACATGAAGTAAATCTAAGTTTGGAATATCATTTGCACGACCAGCACCTTGAATAATTATTGTTCCATTGTTATCGCTTCTAACTACTCTACCAATATTTTGAACAAACTGCGTTTCTGCACTTGGTCTAACATTAGTTAGTTGTCCTGCCGTATTACTAAGATACAATGTATCGTTTTCTGAATACGCACTTGTGTTAAAACTGCCAATTTCACCACCAACAATCATTACACCATTTGAGTTATGATTAATGCTAGAGGTTGTTACACCCATTGCAGGGTTTGTTCCAGTATTAACTGCTAATGCTATTAAGTCATTGTTTCCACTAACTCCACTAATGTATACTGCGCTATTAGCTGGAATAGTTGAACCAGTTGTATTACGTACTTCAATTTCTATATGACTTGCTGCTATTGGTGACCCAGTTGGATCTGTGTATGTGAAAACACCAGTTGAATTATTATAATTTAATGATGAAGAATCAGATGTTAAACTAATTGCATTGCGTGATGCACCGTCTGTATAACCAACTTTCGCAGTATTTAAATCCACTTCCGCTTGGATAGCCGTATCATCATAAAGTGACCCATCTATTCCATCTTCACCATCAGCTCCAGTTTCTCCTTGAATTCCTTGAATTCCTTGTATGCCTTGAATGCCTTGTGCTCCGTCAGCACCGTCAACTCCGTTTGCTCCATCAGCACCGTCAGCTCCAGCAGCACCTGTCTCACCTTGTATACCTTGTATGCCTTGTGCTCCGTCAGCACCGTCAGCTCCAGCAGCACCTGTCTCACCTTGTATACCTTGTATGCCTTGTGCTCCGTCAGCACCGTCAGCTCCAGCAGCACCTGTCTCACCTTGTATACCTTGTATGCCTTGTGCTCCGTCAGCACCGTCAGCTCCAGCAGCACCTGTCTCACCTTGTATACCTTGTATACCTTGTGCTCCGTCAGCACCGTCAGCTCCAGCAGCACCTGTCTCACCTTGTATACCTTGTATACCTTGTGCTCCGTCAGCACCGTCAGCTCCAGCAGCACCTGTCTCACCTTGTATACCTTGTATGCCTTGTGCTCCGTCAGCACCGTCAGCTCCAGCAGCACCTGTACCTATACCACTAACATCTCCAACAGTAACCATTACTTCTTGAGTGTTGTCACCAATAGTAACATTTACATCACTAGTAACTTCAGAAACTGAAACTAATACATCTTGATTTACTTCTTCTATTATTACTATTAAATCACTCATATGCTTACATCGTTTATTACATTGATTTCACCATTGACTATTGTTGATATAGATCCATTGGAATAAGTTATTTCTATGTCATATACATAACATCCTGCTATACTAAATTGAAAGGGTTGCAATATAAAAACACCAGTAGTAGGAGCAGATACAACAATTCCGTTGCCTATTGTTTTTTCAATTAATGTTTTACCTCTCTTAAATGCTACCTTTATGGCAGCACCAGTCAAGTCTACAGGAGCATCTGGTGAAACTGTTTTTACAGTAAAACCTGTTGATGGAGTTGTATCACCTCTTGTAATATCTTTAAAGTTGTATTTTCCTATGCTCATCTTTTTTATATATTATCTTGGTTATAAATTATCTAAAACTTTAAATGTACTTGCTGAGTACTTGCTATCAAAAAATCTTTTATTGCAATCTCTAAATCACTACCATCTCCACCACCAAATGCACTGACACCAACATCTACATTAGCGTACCCATCTGTACTATAAAGTAATGGAGCACTTCTACTCATTGAAGTTGTTACACCGCTACCAACAGACACATTAGGAAGAAGCAAGTCATCTATAGAAGAATTAAATCCTCTGTCTCCAGCATAATCTAATAATATGTAGTAGCTATTGTTTACATCCAATGCTGCTGAAGTTATTTTTATTTGTATATCAATAAGATCTACTGCTGTTGGTATTGCAATAGTAAGCTCTCCTCCAGAGGCATTTTCGGTTATAGTAACTCCTGTACCTGTAGCCCATACTTCAACATTAGTAACTCCACTAGACAGGGAATACTGAAAGCTCTGAGCCGCAGATACTTCAGCCCAATTATTATTTGTGCCAATATTTGCCTCAGAACAAGTATATATTAAATCGTTGGTGTAATCATAAACAACTTTTAATCGTGGTTTTGAAGTAACGTCACCATTTGGATTTCCGTCATTATAATAAATAGGAGTACTTTGTCCATCATTAGTTCCTAATATAGTTGAAATAAGTGTCATAATCAGTATTATATTTTTTATTAGTAAGTTTTTAAAGAAGTATATTACGCCAAGATACCTAAATTTGCCGTTATAACTGAGAAATCTTGCGAATCACTAAGTTCCAACACCATATGGAATGTTTCTTGTATATCTGCTTTCACAATATAACTAAAGTCAATTGTCATTGGATTATTTAAATCTACTAGTTTATTTAATGAGTTACCATTGCTACCAATAATACTCAGTGTGGCAGAAGTAGGAAATTCTAATGCATTTATTGTTACAGATCCAACAATAGTTACATACCCAGCAATTAATACTCTTGGCATATTTACTGCATCAGTATTAGTTTGAACATAATCTACATTAAGTGGATTAGACTCTGTAGTATTCAAAGGTATAGTTAACAATGAAGTGTCAGTATAACTTTGTGAAGCTCCAACATCACCTAAAACAATAAGACTGCAAGCTCCTGCAACTTTAGTTGATGCAGATGAATCATTGCTAAACAAAACTACCTTTAGCCAAGTTCCTGCTGGATTATATAAGAAACCTACCTCATCAAGCAATGTAGTTACACCTCCAAAGTTAGTCCAAGTACCTGCCGTATTAAACCAATACTTCTTTCTATCTAGTGCACTAGGCGTGTCAGTTGCATAGCTTGGGCTAGCTAAAGTAATAGGGCTAGTTAATACACCACCAAATTCATAAGTTCCTATTTGGTCTATTATAGACTTTCTAAGTAACTGATCCTGTTCGGCAGTAATCTCGTTATTATTGTTGGTCTTTATAGTATTGCCAACTGTAGTTTTTAATGCTGTCCACATAGTCTTATATATTATAGTCTGCTGAATAATCATCGCTATACTCACCTCTGAGTGACGATTCTATTGTTTTATTAGTAGTACTGAATACTGTATCAGAGTAATACTCTATTTCAACTTCAGTGTAATTTATATCGTTCCATTCGTTACCCATAGTCATCTTATCTACATATATCAAATCTCCATCTTGAGTAATAACTTCTACGTTGTGATGTATAGGAATAAGTCTAAATGCTTTAAACTCTTCTTTTCTAAGAACAGTAAAGTGTCTGTGAAATATTTCTGAGTCAATTCTCTGAACATACCTGTATCCATCATTTCTGTTTTCTCTAAACACATACTCAACTTCTTCTCCACCTACATCGTTATTAAGATACCACCAATACTTAAACCCACCAGAAAAATCTATATGTCTAGGTTTTCTTCTGTCATTATACGATATAGGTTCATTATGCCAATATGTTATCTTTGAAAATCCATCTAAATTATTTTTGACACTGAACCACTCACTATACCAATATTGAGAACCCCATATAATTTTTAATCTATAAGTTCCATTAGCTATATTTAATGAATCTAATCCGTCATATTTTAAACTGTTATATCTTCTACCATCAAAAACTCCATATAATTTAACAGCACCATGAGATTGATCACTTGTGTCATCAGCCCAACTATATACGTCTGCACCTTGAATAACTTGTTTTGTGTATCTCTCTGGAGGAGTCTGCACTCCTGATGTGTTATCATAATCAGCTTTAGTACTACCGATTAAATTAAATTGCCCATCGGTACTATATATTCTTATATATTTCTGATTTGAAGAATTATATGCGGTAGGAAGTTCAAAAACTACCTTAGTTGGACTACTACTTGAAATTATAAATGATTTAGTCACTGTTCTTTCAACAGTACCTACGTTATCAGACAATACTTCTAAAGTAAATGAACTTGGAGTATATCCGTAAACACCCTGAATCAAAAGTTCTACATGAGAAATTGTATTTGATTCTGAACCAATTGCAAATCCATATCCATAAGTAGTTCCTAAAGTTGAATGCTCAGAATCAGTCATTTGCGTACCAGAGTATTTATCCAAAAATATAACTTGCCTAGTATGTAATATAGACGATACATCAGTATTATCAACAATATCCTCTGTAGTAGCAGTGTTGTCTATTAATATTCCGACAGGTGATGATAAAGCAACTCCTGATGAATCTACATTGCAGTTTATTTGGAATGGGAATAGATTATTATTAACTATTGGCAATATCTTTACGCCTGTAGTAATGCAGCCTATGCCGTCTGAATTATCTTCTTGAAATACTATTGGATTAATATTTGTCATGTCTCAGTTTTATTACAACGATATTATCATTGTCTATAGTTACAGAATCAATTTTACCATTTCCCTCTCTAGTTCTAATAAGACCATGAACGTCATCTAATGGTATACTATGTGTTATCGTCTCTTCTTTAAGCCTAGATCTGCTCTTAGCAGCCCCATAGTTCGTGCTTGAGCCACCTTCACCATACAAGTGGTACTTTGGTATAGCTTTGGTCATTGCAAGCCCACCATTGATTAATTTATCTTCAAATATAATATCATCATTCTGATCCACTTCAATGACTAAAACTCCATCGTTTGAAACATCCTCTAGTAATATTGTGATTAAATCTACATTCATTTTACCTACATTCTTATCGTCATTACCATCTTCTACATAAGGGCTAGTAGTAGTAACAGTAGCTTCGTACAATTCGTTATGTTTATTTTGGAATTTCCATATTTTATTTTTCTTACTTTTTTCTTTTATGAATGCATACTCATCTCCATAAATACCTTTACCGTTCCATGAGTTAGTTTCATTTACAAGGTCTACCACTACTCTATCTCCCATGTAACTAGAACCATCGTCAAAGAATGAGTAATGCTCTATCCTTATTTCTCCTCCATAAATATCCCAGTAGCAATTATATACTCGCTCTAAAAATAGGAACATATCAGAAAGAGTCAAAATCTGCTTAGTTGCAGGCTCGTCGTAATTCCTAACCTTTAAATTAGACAATGGCGATAAATACAATTTTTTATTGTTTTTAAAGGGAGTTAGTCCATTTAAAAAACTTGAGTTAATAGTTAGTCCTGACATTTCTGACAATACATCCTCAAAATCATAAAATAGTGCCGTTTGCTTGCCTTTAGCAATAAGAAGTATGTCTCTAGCATCTTGAGTAAGGGTAAACCATATAGAGTCATATTTCCAATAGTTAATCATTATTCCAAATTGATCACTATTTTGATATGGTTTTTCAAAGTACTCTTCTGGATACAATATGGATTGATCAGAAGATTTACCGAATGATCCACGTTCACTATTAAATAAACTAGAAAAAATCCAATTCTGATTAGTTTCCTCTCCGTTGTAGCCAAAAAGGTCGTATAGTAAATTATATTGTTGTGGATTGCTATGTACGAGTGCGTGTGTATATGCACTATTTGGTACTATATCATCATCGCCCAACTCATTAACATCCCACCCATCTATACTATCCTTTGCCACAATTATTCTAAATTTAGGATTGGCAATAGAATATACCAATATTTCATCTGATATATTGTTAGGATCGTACATTATAATTGGATCTCCAAATGCAGTGCTTGCATCCCACATAGGGTTTGTCGGATAGTTATATGTAGCATCAGTTCTGTACAGCCAAGTGTTCGGAGTTGCAGGATCTACCAATACATATGTATTAGCATCTCCGCTACCTGTATCATTTATCCACCTTATAGACCTATTAGGTACTTGTAAAACTCCATTGTTCCACTTATTGGCTTGAAAAGTACCTACATTATCTGGCGAGTAATATCCATTTATTTCTGAATCAGTAGACTGTACTTGTATTATTGTATTTATACCTGAAATTGCTGAGTTTCTTGCATTGTACCATCCATTGTTACCTCCTTGATCATTTACTCCACTTAATATACCAGAAAAGCTAGTATCAAAAATTATATCGTTAATTATGCTAGTTATTCTACCACCACCTAGATAAAACTGCAATATAGGTGCATAAGGTATAGTTAATTCTCTTTTAATATATTTGTTATCCGCTATGTTTACTTGTGTATCCAACTTACCCTTTACGTCAGAATATTCTCCAATAACTTTAACATTTACTGTTACTATTCTGTCCAATGGTCTTACTACACAATCATTTTTATAAAATTTATACCTTGTAGTTCCATCCCACAATACAAACTCAGTCTCATAATCTGCGTTAATAATTAAGTCAGCATCTCCATTAGAAAACTCTACCTTATCTAATGTAGTTTCATAGTTAAATGACACATCTCTCTTTATAGTTTTAGTACCATAAAGAGGATGCGTTTCATATGTATTGCCATTAAACTTTAACTGACTAGCCATGTATGTATGTTTTAGTGTTTCCGTTTGTAACTATTTCTACTCCATTAGAATATATAACATTCTTTCCTTTCTTGCCTCTACGATCTCTTGATCTAAAATAACTTAAAAGATCATCATTGTTAACTTCAGTAGTATTAGTCCAATAGTTAACATCACTCTCTCTACTCATATCCATCGCTGAAGGATCGTAAGTACCTGCTCTTAATGACTTAAATAAGTCTGGCATAATACCTCTATACTTCTTAGTAGCAGCTTTAGGTAAAATCATCATACTCTCGCCTCTTTCAACTTTTCTTTGTCTGCCATTTTTAGTCATTCCTAAAGAGATATCATTACCACTTTTGTGCGATCCACCATAATCAAACTCCTCATAAGCACCATCTGCATATTGCTTTGTAAGATTATTTGCTCTTATTTTAGCTGAAGCAAATGCTCCAAACATTGTTGCCACTAACGGAATGGCTAACCAAATTGGTGCATCAGTGAAAATCTGAGTTGCTGCTGTAACTAAATTAGCAGCCTGCTCTATGCTTTGAATAACTTGCTGCTCCTTCTGTGCAGCTCTCTGCTCTTTTAAAGCATCGGCTTGTATCTTTTTCTTTGCAGCCAGTTCAGCTTCAGCCGTAGTTACAGAACTAGCAAACCCTGCATTTCTAGCTGCAATCTCTCTATTTAATGCTTGCTCCGCACTATCAACCTCTTTATTCGCAGATGCAACATTCTGATCTGCAATCTGCTTTCTAAAGTTCGCAAAATCCGTTAACTGCTTCTTAGCAAATGAAAATGCATCTCCTACAGCTTTCTTACTTTCATCATCTATATTTATTCCTAGTAAATCGTATAAATCTTTTTCTTTATCATCTTCTTTTATGATATTTTGTCTCTCCTTATCTAATGCCGCTAATTGTTGTTCAAATAAGTCTGCATCAGTTTTAGTCAAATCTTTAGTGACAAATGTTCTTTGAAATAAATCAAATTCTACTCTTTCCTTTTTTTGGTCAACATCAAATAAAGCATCTTGTAATGGGGTAGTATCTTTTTCAGAAAACCTTTTTAATTTTTCAGTTTCTTGACGTTTATCAAATTCTTTTAAGTTACTTTCGTAAAGTTTTTTTCTATCTTCTTCCGCTTTTTTAATCCTAGCTAAATTTTCTTTTTCCGTTTTATCTTCTATTGCTTTTAAACCTTTTGCATAAAAAGCTAAAATCAACAATTTATTATCAATATGCCTTCCAAATATTTCAGTATCTAAATCTAACTGAGCTCTTTCACGCTCTACACGATCTTCTATAAAGTCAATGTTATTCTGCCTTAGTTTATCTGACTTTTCTAATTCTATTTTATCATATTTATCATTGATACTCTGTCTCTCTCTACGGTAATGATCTTCTAATATAGACAGCTCAACATTATACTTTATAAACTGAATCTTTAGTTTATCATAAGATATTTTTGCTAATGCCAAATCTTTATTCAAACCATCTTCCATTGCATCAGCTCTTAACTTAGCCTCTCCAAAAGGATCCAGACCACCGCCACCACCGCCACCACCGCCACCGCCACCGCCACCGCCATTAGCCACAGCATTTGGATCAACAAACCCTTCTAGTAGAGGGTCAAACACCTTGTCTAACTCTTTTAGATTTTTCTCTTCTAGTCTAATTTGTTCTTCATAATAAGCATTAGCAGCCCTCAATTTTTCATCTTCATCTTTAAAGAAAGATTCTACAGTTCTACCAATAGCCCCTACCGCTTTAGTTACTACATTGCCGCCATCTCTAGCCACTTGCCTAGCTACAATATTATCATTGTCATCATCTGACAGAGCATCTGCACCCCCGATTTTAAGTTCTTGTAATCTAACTTTAGCAGTAGCTATATTTGTTCTAGACTCTTCAGCGGCAGCTTCTTTCTGCCTATAAATAATCCCTTTTAATATACTCTCATTTAATCTTTTCTGCGCTTCATCTAAGTCAGTAATAGACGCTGTTTCTAAATCTATGTTTTCGATTAAGTCGGGATATAGTTTTATCAATCTTAAATATGCATACTCCCTATCCTCAAGAGGACTCTTCAAATCTTTCATTACACTGAACAACTTCTCAACTTCTACCTTCTCTTTTCTGGATGCCTTAGTTATTTTTTCTTGAGTGTCAGCTACCCTAGTGTATACATCATCTAATTCATTAGCCGTAATAACTAAATCTATCATAATAGGCAATAAGAACCCTAGTGCAGCAGCAAACAAACCTACTGGGTTTAACTTCATTGCAGTCGTAAGACCCTTTATCCCATTCTCGAAAGTATTTGTTACGGCAGATGCTGCAATCACTCCTAATTTGTACGCTCCGAAAGAAACAACCATTCTACCAACAAACTTAGACAACTGAATAATTGCTCCTATATTATCCCTAATCGCTATTGCTCCTGCCGTAAGAGTGTCAAAAAAGTCTTTAAATACATCTGCCGCATCTAGCTCTTTAACTAAATTTATTATTGATGTTTCAAACCTACCTTGTGCTGCTACGAGATTATCTACTCTGTCTACATTTTCTATACCATATGTTTTCTCTAACTCTTTGGCAAACTTAGGTAATGCATCAGAAGCCAATACTTTACCTTGCTTTATCATGTCAGCTAACTGCTTAGTAGATACCTTTAATGCTCTCGCCATGATCTCAACAGATCCTGGAAGTGAATCACCTAATTGCTGTCTAAGTTCCTCTGCTGATACAGTTCCTTTAGACATTATCTGCTCTAATGCATTAAATACTCTATCTGTCTTTGCTGCTTCTAGTCCAAGCACAGAAGCTGATTTAGCTACAGAATCAAATATCTGTTGTTGTTCTTTCATTGAAAGAGTACTAGATTTTGAGGCTGCATTAAACCTTAAGTAAGCCTTGCTTAATACTAAAACATTCTGACCATAACTTTCAGCCGTATCAGCAATAAACTTTTGCACTTGTGCATTCTCCTTCATGTTTGGAATGGTCTTTTCAAATGCTAAGTTGAGTGAATCCAACTTTTTAGTATCTGTAAATACCTTTCTAAATAGCTCTGCTGCTTGAGTCACAGAAAAATATACTGCAACCAAATTTCTTAAACTAGCTCCAACTCTTCTATGTGACTTTCTAGACTTTTCATTAGCAGCCAATTGCCTACCTGTAATATTTTCTAATTCTCTTATCTCATTACCTAACTTATCTGTTACTTTTGTGTGATACGCTTGAGCTGCCGCACTTTTCTGAACGCTTGATGGAAGTCTACTAAACTCCTCTTTTGTCTTTTTTAGCTGATTAACTAATCCTTGCTGCTTACTCAGTGCGCTAACTAAAGAACCTTTATAATTACCTACGTTAAGAGCTGTTTTACCAGTAGCTTCTTGAAGACGTTTCATTTCTTCATAGATCGCCTTTGACTGATTTTCCATGTCTCTACCTTCCTTAGTGCTAGACCTCCTGGCAGCACTCATAGCATTAAGCCTAATTTTCAAAAGATCGTACTGAGCAGCCAATCTATTGTAAGACCCAACTTGTTCATTAGCTTTTCTAATCTCTAATTTAGCTATATCTACAGCTTTCTTTTTCTCCTTGTTAGTTTCATCAATTTCAGCTTTGAGTCTAGCCATAGTCTGAATCAACTTCTTCCCAGAATCACCAGTAGCATTTTTTGCCCTCTTTAATTTATCGAACTGATCAGTAGCAGTTTTAAGTGCTGCCTTTAAGCCTTTTATTGAACTTTGATGTGCTTGATTTGCAGTTGCAGCAGCTTTTGCTTTTTTTGCAGCCTTTGCAGTTGCCGCAGCCGCAGCTTTTTGAGCTTTGACGTAACTAGCTATGGATTTGTCAATGCCTTTGACCTTAGACTGCATTAACTCGTACTGCTTAGTAAGTTCAGCAACCTTTGTTACTAGCGACACAAACTCTTCTTTTTGATCACCTAATGCAGCGCTTGTTTTAGATAGACTAGCTTGAAGAGCACTTGCTTTAGTTGCCATTTCTTGTGTAACACCAACATATGTGTTTTTTAATGCATTAAGTTCATTTATTGCATCTTGTATTTCTTGCCCACCTCCATATAAATCTTTTGCCGTTATTTTACTCATACTATTTCTTTTTTAAAGGAGCGTTTTGTTTCTTAATGTTCTCCAGTGTTCTGTAAAAAGTAAGTGTCGTTACGAGTCTTGGATCACGAGGCATCTCTTTCCCTATGATGAAACACATATCCTCAAACGCATTAACCGCTTTAACCTCTAATCCATCAGATCCAGAGTATTTTTTTGGCTTAAAAAGCATAAATAGATAATCCTCAATTTTCTCTATCTCTTCATCTACAAGACCACCTTGTATCTTATCTAGTTGAAGCATAGCCCTTTTCTTCAAGTTACTTAAATATTCTAAGTTCTTTGTACTAGATCCTAACTCTGGGAAGTAATGAGAGAACTCAAATTCGTTTTTTTTTTAACAGCAGCAAGTATTCTATCTATAAATCCAACCTTCACCTTATTTAAAACATTATCTATTAATTCTTGAGCCTTATCGTCAGTCATAAAACCAACCTTCTTTCCATTTATAGAATGTATAATATAACAAAACGCAATCATTTTAGGTGATACATTCTGCATTATAAATGCAAGGTTCTGCCTTAAATTCTCCATCTCTTGCCTAGCCTCTACCTTATTTCCTTTCTCTATATGAGCAATTATATTAGCCTGTTTAGCATAGTAAGCATTTAAGTCAGATCCCACTCCAGCTTCTATCATGAGATTTTTATTGAAGTTCATGTGGCGATACGCAGGTCTTTCCTCTATACTGTCATAAATTTCAATCACTAACCCATTGTGCTTTTCCTTTCTCATGCTAAACAATTTTATTTGTTGCTAAGATACTAATTCTATTTATTCTTTTATAAATTCCCTAACCTTTAAAATAACATTTGTATATCTGCTATCACTTCCAAATTCATCTTCAAACATAGTCAACATCATATCTACACCAGTTACTATTTGAGATGTTCTATGCCGCTCATTAGCTATCTCCATCTCTAGCTTTGCTATCTTTTCTTTACAGCTAACTTCTGCCTCAATCTCTTGTTTTTTTATTAAGAAATTCCAACCTTCCTTACCCCATATTGTCGCTATAAAAGTACCTAATGCACTTAACCCTCCTACTATTACACTATTATCCATGATTATTCATGTTTTATAAAAGCCCATTATTAAATTAAATGCAGAAAGTTGATGTCTCTACTTCTATGTTCAGCCTAAATCCACCATAAGGTCTCATATACGACTGTTCCTCTAATTCTTCATAAAAATATCCATTGTAAATGTCCTCTACTCTATCTTGAAAGCCTAATATTTTTATCTTTAAGTTTTTCCACGAGTAATTCTTTATCGCAGATAAAACCTCGTACTTTACGTTTTCCTTAGTCTTTATTTCAGAATCAGATCCATAAATATCTGTAAAATCAAACCAAAATACCATACCTATTTCATAAGTTCCTTTTAACATATTAGAACCTATATCTTTAATATACTGCCTCTTAAAATCCATGTACATAAAATTGCCAAGATCTGAGTTTGGAAACAGCTCTAAGTACTTATAATTGTCTAATGGTACAGCAGGATAGAACCTTCTCTTAGTTCTCTCTATGTACTTATTAGATCCAAATCCACGCTCCCTCTTTTCAACTTTACCATAAGAAGTTGTTAGCCAAGTAAGTTCGCACTTAAATGCTTCTGCAACCTCAAAGCAAATTAAATCTGCTAGTTTAGGTTCTACTATATTCATCATCATACTACTGTTTTTCTAAACTTATTAATTAATATAGGCTTAACCATTTCTGATAATAAAGCTTTGTCATTTTCCGTAAGTCCAAATAATTCCCCATCATCCTCATACTTAGATAACAGTCCTGATTGATACTTACTATCAGTATTGAATATTTCAATTGAACCTCCATCTAAAGATTGTTGATTATCATGAACTAATTCAACCGATCTTGAGAATGCTCCTGTTTCATACAAGTCTGGAGTATAAGTTTTTTTTCTAGCAGCAGTGTATGGATGATACTTTGGAGTAATAGTCCTACCAGAAACATACATACTTTTCTCACTTATACGTTCAGAGTTCATCTTCTTTACCTCCTCGTAAAAGTTATCCATGACTACGGTAAGTACAGTAGCTTCTGGACTGAAGTCCTCAATTGACTCAATTAAAGAGTCTATTTTAGCTAATGGATCACTTGATTGCACTGTTTCTCACTTTTTGCTTAACGCAGCCTTGACAAACTCTGTCCATGCCACTCAAATCAACATTCAATGTACTGAGTCTACGATTGTACTCATATACAATTCCGTTCTTATGTCCGTCTGGATTACCTTCTATAGCAAACAGGATCTCATTCTTATTCCATTCCATATTTCTAGTATGTCGGCTAATCTTTACTCCTGCATTATAAGCCATCTCTTTTAGCATATTTACACCCATTCTGTAGTATAAACAGTCAGCAAATAGAATTTTTTGTTCTACAAGAAAATCTGTAGGATCGCAAGTTACATTGAAGTCAAAGTTTAGACCAAAGTTACTCTCGTTAGTCCAGTCGTTAAAGTCAGTGTCCCATGTCTCATTAAAACCTTGATCAGCCTTAAATCCAGTAACTTTTACATATTTCCCCATACTCCAAGTGCCACCAAAGTGACTAGTTACAGGAACTCCACTTATTGCTGTTTCGTCATAAACTAAATAATACTTGGAATCAGATTCTAAATTTAATGTTATGTCATGCCACTGCTCTTGATTTGGAGTAGTATAATTTAGACTTATAGTTTGAATTGGGTATAAGTTACCAAACTTAAATAACTTCAAAGTTAATACTTGAGCCTCCGTAAAGTGAGTAGCTATTTTATTTATAGAAGTTTTCAATCCACTGCTATAAGGTAAGCTAAAGTAATGACCTACCACCTTATTGCTAAGAACGTAAGGATCTCCAATCATTATATTAGTAAATAGTCTACCATTGCCCAATAAATTCCTTGCTCCCAATGTTGTAGCCCTAAGTGTCTTCCAGTCAGATATAACATCACCAATAGCACCTTCAGTCTTCTCTCTGAGCCACGCTGTTGCATGATCATAAGCTTCCCAATATAATGTATCGGTTGTTGGCTTTGAGATAGCAGACACAGCTATACGCCTAAATAAAGAACCTCCGTCACTAACTAAGTTTCCTATTGCATAATCCAATTTTGATGCATCAAACGCTGGGTATACATATTCACTATCATCATCAATCAAGCACTCTATATTAGAGTAAGTCAACATTGGATGAATGTCATTAAACCACAACCCACTATCGCTAGTAAGCATATCAGTAATCTGCATCCCACTAGGATTTCTGTTTTGCTTCCATCCGTTTACCGATAGGAAGTCTTTTTTGAGTTGTGTTATGTCCATGATGTTGTTAAATTAAAAAAGGGGCTAACCTATAACTAGGCTTGCCCCTTCACCTTAAATATCAAAATTGAAAAAGAATATCAGTCTTAAACTGCAATATCAAACTTAACAATTCCAGATGGTATAGTAGCTGGCGCACTATTGTACTTTGCGAATAAAGCAATGTCAAATGCGAAGTCAACTACCTCCATTTTAGTTCTAGTTAAGTACTCAGTACCTGCTCCTAGATCATTTGCCTCACCGTCTGCTAAAGATACTACTTCATCGTACTCGTAAGTACCTACGTTAAAGTTTAATCCAGCAAGGTTTACTTGACCCCATCTGTGACCGTCTCCTGTAGTAGTTCCGAAGATTGCATCTGGCTCAACTCTAGTAAGCATACCTAATGTTCCATCTTCTATAGCATAAGCTGTTGCAGCTTTTCCTGTTGCATTTGAAATGGCATTAGAGAATGACCAGTTGTAACCATCAAGAATGAATGCTCTGTTTTCACTGTTTAAAGCACCAAAACCTTCCATTCTACTAGCTATAGATCTCATACCTTGATTACCTACGATGTCCATTCTGTTTGGCTCAAAATCGTTAGCAATCATGATTGATCCTAAGTCATGAAGTATAACTGAATCTTTTAGTTTAGCTCCTACACCTGTCTCAGAAACTACATCTTCTTCCCATTCGTGACCACCAATAGTAGTTACTCCAGAACCGTTTGCACCTCCTTCAACTCCACCAATAACCTGAGTTTTACCTGCATCTAATGCAGTAACTGCCATTCCATCAAGAGTAGACATTAACTTAGAGATGAATGCTCTCATCTTGTGGTTAAAGTCCATTTGATAGTCAATATCATTGTTAAAGTGCTGTCTTGGATACATCTTAAAACCATAAGCTAAAGTTGTAAACGAAACAGTGTAGAATGCTGAAGTATTCTCGTCAGCAGCGATAGTGATTGGTCTAGTAGACCTAATTGTCACATCCTTGTAATTAAGAACTGGCATCTTCAATGATCTACCCATGCTAACTGATGCCTTTTGGCGTAAGTCTTCAGTGATAAATGACATTGCTCCTTGTGACTGTCTTGCAAATGTATTAAAAGCCCCTGCTCTAGTAATTCTAATTTCGTTGCTATCAAATTCAGGGTTCATTGATCGAAATTCTTGTGATAATGTTGCTAATAACATAGTATCAAGTATTTATTGATTAAAAAAAAATATTTCGCAGTAATGACCCCTTTTACTTGTTGCGTTTTCATCGTTTATCCCATTGGTAAAGCTCTCACTTCTGGTGTATTATACATTTCAGCAAATGCTGCTTGGTACTTATCTGTTCCTTTAGCAATACCTCTACTAGCTAAATCAGATTCAATAGCTATTCTTGCCTCATCCTTAGTGCTAGCAGATCCAATGCTTTGATTCTTTGACTCTGCTCCTTTCAATCCAGTACCACTACTCTTTTTTCCTGCATCTACATAGTTGCCCACTTCTCTCATTATCAACTCTTTAGTCGAATATGGGTTGTTGGCATTCTGTGGATTAACAAGTAACTTACCTGCTTTGTCTCTCCATTGGTATATAGGCTCTGTTGCCGTTCCAATGTTTTCTACTTCATGCGTTTGAAGTAGCCTGTCTGTTTTCATATGCACTATGTCAAGGAACTCATCCTGTCCATAACCAGACTTAGGCTTCAATCCAGCAGTTGCACTACTTATCTCACTTTTTAGTCCTATCATTAATGATGCCTTGTCCCTCTCAGCAAGTTGAGCTGCAAAATCAGATTCAAGATTAGAAATCTGAGTGTTAAATGCCTCTATTCTTGTGTTAGCATCAATTAACTCTTGTTTTGCAGCATCCAATTGAGAAGAAGAAACTTTATTATTTCCTCCATCAGCTAACTGTGTTGTTAAAGTATCATTTGTACTAGAAAGTGTGTCTATCTGATTTTTATAGTCAGCAAACGCTCTTTTCATGTAGTCGTAATACTTCTCCCCTTGATTCTTTGGTATTCCTGTCGCTTCAAGAACGTCAGTCTCTATACCTTGTGCATCTCTTCCAGTTTTTTCACCTAAAACTATATTTTCATCATTCTTAGATAATGTCTCAATCGCCTGAACTTGTTCAGCAGTAAGATCTTTTAATACTTCCTGCTGTAATATGATATCTTTTTTTAACATTGACTCTTTATGTTTAATTAATAATACTAGTTTAGATCAGATAAGTACTTCTTGTGATCAAATTTGATTCGATCTGGCATAGAAATTACTTTTGTAATCGTAAGACCTTGCGTACGGTGGTACTTTAAAAAGTTAGTTTCAAATGATCTTGAATCAGTAATGTACCTGTAAGGATTTGACTTCTTTTTTGGTGGTTGAGTACCAGTGGCTGGTGCATATTCAATTCTTTCAATCTCAAGTATAACCTTGTCTGTAGTTTTTTTAACTACTACAGGCTCAGCCTTTTTGATTGGTTTTTTTACAACTTTTTCATCACTCATTTTCTGTGTTATTTAATGGTTCTTCAATAATGATTTGTTTAGGATCATCAATGTATGTTTTAATTACATCTCTAATCCTAGCTATTTTTCTATCAAAAGATAATTTAATTCCGTAATCGTCATATGCTTGACTAGCAAAGTGCGTTATGTCACCATTTTCTCTCTCAAACCTTTTTATATAACTTGTCAAATTAACCTTTGTCATGTAGTCCTTGAAATCTATGTATCCAGAAGAATACATCTTTGTGACAGCATCTTCCCATAAGTGCCTGAAAGGATCAATATGGCTAATAACCTTTTCTCTCTGTATCTTCTCTGGAGCGTGTCTATGCTTAGTCTCATAATACTGATCTAACAAACCATCTAGTATAGTACCATCAAGTTTTTTAGCTCGTGCCTCTATGTAAAGATTTAGCATCATGTCTGCACTTACCATAAAGAACTCTGTACCATAATTTACACTGCAATTGGTAAAGAAGTTTCCGTATCTAAGTTCGCATATAGTAGTGTCAACCCATTGATGTGCTTGCTCTAAAGAACGCTTAACCTTCAATATAGCAGCTTTACCTTGCTCCATCAAACTCATTACCTGAGTAACATTAACCGCCTGGTCACTTGTAACCTCTATTGGATTCCCTGTAACGGCAGTTATAAAATGCCTGCGCCTCCTTGTCTCCTCTTCAACAAGATACTTTAATGTAAGTACATCAGTCTGAATAATTCCTGCTGGTGGTGTAATTAAAGGATCATCTTTACTGCTAGGTGGATCAACCTCTATAAGACTACCTGCACCTGTAAGGCTACTTTCAACACATACTGGACATTGCTCTGGCGAATCTCCTCTCATTACATTAATGCCTTCGCTTGTAACTAAGTATCCACCGCTACAACTTACATTTCCACCGTTGTGATGCTCCCTAGTAAAGTCACACTCTTGTGTATACTGCCAATAAATAGGGAAGCTACCATGACTATCTGCAATCTTCTTGCTAGTCATAATAAACTGTAAGTAGTCCAAATTGCCTACCTCACCACTAATAGGTGAACGCATAACGCCTTTTTCTCCGTCTTTCAAATGATCAGTAAGGAAGAATCTAGCAGGACACCTGCCTAATCCATGCTCTGAACTTGATAGCTCTTTAGCATATAAGTCCCCAACAAACATCTCGAAAACTTGAAAGTGAGTATCATCTACATGGACATACTTTGAATCTCCTATGCTGTATACTAACCAATCAAATTGATCGTCTGCTCCTGCGTAATCTATAACACTCGTAACATCAACAAAATAAACATATGGCTCTGGTCGCAAACCTTCTTGCTCCGCAGGCAAATCAACAACCATTACGCTATTGTGCCTACTTTTCAGTTTACTCCATGCATCTCTACGCCAGAACGTCTTACTGTCTAAAGTATCAATGCGATACCTCATCCAATCCTCCTCAATATCATTGTCCGTAAAATGGCAATGGTAAACAGGATCTCTCCCATCATAGACTTTCTCCAATAGATTAAATGATTCACCTGTAAGTGAAACAGTATCTATAGGGAAATCTAAGTAAGACCTAAAGTTTTGAGCCTTATCTTTCGGAAGTCTTCTGTCTACGCTCTTCAAGAAGCTCTTCAAAGCATGACTCTGAGTAGCTCCTTGATGTGCGTCTACATGAAACCTTATTCGTTCTTCGTGTCTAGCTGCTCTCTGAAGAGCCAGTTTGTTCTTTGGACTCTCCAGTTTCGCCTTGAGTTGATTTACTGTTACCATCTTTCTTAGCTTTTGGTTGAATCCATGACCATCCTCCGTTATTTTTCATAGCCATAACCCTAGCTGCATGATCTTTATCGGTGATACTATCCCCTAGTATCGGATGGGTTAAATAATATTTTGTGTTCTTTGCCATCTTAGAATGCAGTTAATGGATCAAAATCAAGATCTGCTCTATTTATTACTGTAGTATCATTAGACCAGTTATCCTCAAGTTGAAATGAGATAGAATTATAATCTACATCATCGTAACCTCCAGCTACTTTATTTCCTACGTTAAACTGCTGAATTGGAATAGGATATACAGTAGTAGGATTAGCACTGTCATCAGTATTTATCATTAACTTACCCTCTGCTGAAACCAATATTACTCCAAGATTGTCTGAAGCTTCGTTTCTGTAACTTTTTAATGCCTTTATTACTGCTTGGTTAGCACTCAATATTTGAGCTTCAAACTCTGTTGGCTCGTAACCTAAACTAATTGGTATACCACCGTAAGAATCATTTCCTCCTCTTGCAGTTCTAACTGTACCATCTGTAAATGCTGGTGATTCTGTGAATGGAGTAGCCTGTAGCTTAGTACCTAAAGTCTCCTCAGTAAGTAATGGAGTGTATGTAGCAAGTAGCTTAGATTCAGCCAAAGTCATGCTATTTAGTGTTCCATCTTCTTTTTTAAGTCTTTGAAAGAAAATACGCTGCACTTTTCCGAAATGTTCACAGGTAGCCGAAGGTATAGCTGGAATAGCAGTGCCGTTGTCAGCTCCGCAAAGTATTAATGTACTGAAATTAATCATCGTAAGTAAAATTTAATTTTTTATAAATAATTAAAGTCTACCCATCGACTTAAATACAAAGGTATAACAATATTTTACACTTAAAATGATCTTAGATACAGAATCTTATTTTGAATAATAATATAATTAGTTTTATGCTTGAAATTTTGGAAATTTTATCATATATTTGTTTTATATTAACTAAATCAAAACATTAATTATGAAAAAGCAAAAAGATTTTTTTGAAATGATATGTCCAGGAGAGGGTTCTCTTAGAAAAGTTTATGATGGATGGGAAATGAACCTACTAGATGCTGAAGCAGACCCATTCGTATGCAAGTTTCATGGCGGTGATTGTGTAGAAATAGATACAGAAGACAGTACTTACATTGTATTGACTCGGAATAATTTAGAATGTCTATTGTATTCCTTAAATAAAATAGATAAGTACTAGTAGTTCCTAAAATCAGTCCTGTAGTACTCTTCGAGAGCATCTTCAGTTACTTCGTATTCATTAAAAGAATCAGAGGCTGATTTAGAAATTGAAAATATGGCAGACAACATTGCGCCAGCAAACGATAGAATTATAATTATTAAATACATACACGAATATAATAAAGTGAAAAACAATAACCAAATATGAAATCAAAAAAAAATATATTAAGTAAAGAGAATGAAGTGTTTATCAGAAAAAACTGCATGAAACTGACAGTAAAACAAATAGTAGAGCACACAAAATTATCCATAGGTAAAGTAAGATCATTCATTGCTAGAGAAGGACTAGAGTATAAGCTAGGAAGTACAGGAGATTCCAAAAGGCTATCAGAAGAGGAGGTGGACTACATAGCAAAAAACTACCAAACACAAACCAATCCTCAAATAGCAAAACATCTAGGCATTTCAAGAAAGCGAGTAAGTTACATCTGCGGAAAGTACAGATTTATCAAAACAAAAACTGTAGCTGAGAAAATCAGAAAACTGAAACCACTACCTAAATTCATAGTCCCACAAATAAAGACTAGGGCAGAAAGCAAAGAGCGGAAGTATATAAAGCCACAAGGAATAATTAAAGGATCTAGGATGGATATGATACACCAGCCAATCAAGAAGTATAACTCTATATTCTGAAAAACATATAATTACTAAAACAATAAATTAAATACAATATTATGGTATATAAAGGATGGAAGATAGAAGAAGAATGGTTTAAAGGCAATTACGTTGCTTGGGATTTAAATGATTGCGATAACCACAATCAACTATGCGGTGATAGTATAGATTCTATAAAGGTAGAGATAGATGAATACCTTGATTACCTTGAAGATTGCAGCAAATACTCTTGAAGAACTAATAGCTATCAATGAAAGAGATAAAAAAAATGGGTGTATAAATACCGAATTCAAAAATGAAATGCAAAAAATTTCAGATGCCCTACCGAATAATATTTGGTGGGGCTTTTTTATACAACCCTCGCAATATTAAGACCAAATTCCAATATATAGCAATTCCTGACAAATGCAATGAAAAATATATCGTTCGCAATACTACCTAATACACAGTATTATATTCTAAATATACTGAATATAGCAGTACAACCACCACATATAGCGTTTTTTTACCCTACCCTTTTTGGAAATGAATCGAAAAAAATTTCAGGATGGGGTAAAGGGCGATGTGGCTTTTCTTGAGGTATTAACTCTTCAAAATAATAGTAATAAGGTTATTTTATAGCCCTTTTTTATATCCCTTTATTAGCTATTAGGGAATAGATGCGGCATTTTCTCACCTATTCCCTTTATTTATGGCTGTTTGGCTGGCTTAACGTGCTATTGTAGGCATTTTATCTGCTCCATGTTCTATAACTAGCATTTTAAATTCATCATTTAACAATCTTATTTGCTGGTCGTTACCTTCAAATATCAATCCTTTTTTTAGGCGTTCATTTTCTCGCTCTAAATTGTGTAAGTCATCGCTCAATATGTCGTTTGATAGCTGCAAAGCATTATTTTTTTGCTCTACTTCGTTAATTTTTTGTCTTATGTTGGTTAATTCTTCGATCACTTGCTTTATTATACTCATGTCTTTATGTTTGTGGTAATTTTTGAAAAATGAAATTTTTATTTCTGTTGAAAAAAAGCAAACAAACCCCTTCAATATATTTGATTATAAGACTATTTAAAGCGTTATCCTGGTCTTATTATCTCTTTAGTATGTTACTGTACCTTGTCATTCAGTACGTGCGTTATATGGGCTTTGTTGCGTTCGTTGGATTTAACAAGGCTTTAGATAGTATTTAATTATCATCTAAAGCCTTGTATAATGGCTTTTATTTATTGCCTGGCTTTATTGCCTTATCTTATAGGCTTTGTACATTCTTTTTTCTTCCTTTTCTTTCTTTTTGCGCTCGATTTCATCTATTTCGTTGTAATTGTTTGAAATTTGTTGTAATCTTTCGAGTTTTTCGGTTTCTAGTTTTAAAATTTCCGCATTAATGCGCTGTATATTTGCACGCTCTATAATTATACCAGACTCTAATATTTGTATTTTAGTCATGATTTTAGTTTTTTGAAATTATTAAATAAATCGGTAAAAGAATAAAAAAAAGTATTATGTCCATGTTTTAATATGTTAATTGATTAGATAGTGCAGGAATGCAAAAACCGTTTGCAATTGCTTGCAATAACTTCGCTTTACTTCCTTTGAACTTTAACCCTGTAACAGTATTTTTCTCATCTAGAAACCTATTATCATCTAGATCACCGTCATTTACCTTTATACCTTTATACGTTTTCGGCAATTTTTCAAAAACTACAGATATACTCTTTCCAGCATTCACAATTTCAAAAAATTGTTTGTCCGTCGTTACTTCATCGTATGAAAATGACACGCTATAATTTAATATGTCGTTATTTATAGCCTTTTTATAATCTTTCGAATAGTCGTAAAATATCACGTCGCTGAAAGTACTGTATATATCCTTATCCATATATCGTAAACTTTGCTTATAATGATTTATATCGCTATAGGCGTTAAGCCTCAAAACTAACTTATTACCTTTCTTTATAGCCTTTTTATTAGCTATTGAGATATCACTATATAAGTCTTTGTAAAATTGCTTAGGATCTCGAAAATATTGTTGTGTTTTTCTTAATTGTGCCTTATATGCGGATCCGTTTATCATTCCAAAGTGCCCATTATCACCCACGCAATTTTTAGCGCATGAATTCGCAAAAGGGCAAACATTAAAGGAATTTCCGTCTATTATTGTTTTGTGTGGTCTTAAATTTAGACTATAAATGTCTATTTTATTAATTCCGTTCTTACCTAGTTTTGTGTTAGCCTTTCCGCTACTTAATAATTTTAATTTCATAATGTGGTAATTTTTAAATTTATAATATTAATTAATTTTTTTTATCCTAATATATCATCTATGTGACTTATCATGTCACCATCTAATATATTTATCCATACACTTTTTAATGTTTCTATTTGCTGATCGTAAAAATAATATTCTACGTTGTTATCTCTATCTAATCGCTTGATAATTAAATATACATCATAACTATTTGCTTTACGTAATTCGATATGTCCTACTTCACCGTCAAATTTTACGGCTCTTATTTCATATAATGCAATCGGATTTTCACCATCTTGATAAATAAAAGTATCATGTGAATTCTGGCAAATTTGACTATTTGAATTTTGAGACAATCCAAGAAAAGAGATAAAAGAAAGAGCGATAATTAAAAATAAATTTTTCATAATGTGGTAATTTTTAAAAGTTAAATGATTAATGATTAATTTGATAATGTAAATATATACTTTATTTCTGAATTATTATACTTTTGTTTTATTTTATTTTATTTCGTAAAGTTTATTATTTATTTAATAATTCATAAAATTTACACGTTCTGTTAGTATTCCAGCCATCACCTACATTTTTACTCGTTTGTTTTATGACCTTCAAATCTATTAGCAATTCAATAGATTTGATTACCTCGTTTTTATCAATTGTAAATTTTTTATTTGCCAGCCTGATAATTCTTTCTATTGTTGCTAGACCTGGTCTATTGATTAATTTTAAAATTTCTTTAATGTTTTGATCGTTATACTTTTTCATTTTTTTTAAGTTTTAATAAATAGCTTCATTGCTAATCATGCATAAATGTAATCATTATTATTATATATCATACTATTATCATAAATAAATATCAAATATAAACACATTTTTTTATTTGTAATATGTTATGATAAAAAAAGACTATACTAAATGAACGAGCGCGCGCGTATAAAAAAAAATTACATATTCAAACATTTAATAAATTAATTTTACACTTTAACATATTACAATTTTACATATATAAAAAATATTACTTAGTGTATATTTTACACTAACTGGATCTTAGTGTACATCTTACACTAAGTATTTTACTCTAGGATCTCTATCGTCACAAAATGCAGCAACTTTTTCCCTAGAAAGTCCGTTGGGCAATTCCCTAGAAATCCCATTGGGCAATTTTCCTAGAAAATCCGTTGGGCAAATTTCCCCAGAAAATCCGTTGGGCAAATTATTTATTTTATTTATTTATTTTATTTATTTTATTAAATTATTTTTGTTATTTCTATTGTTTTTTATTATATTTGAGTTCAACAATAAAACTAAATTAAAATGGAAGACAGAATCACAGTAGAATATTACGAAACTTTTGACCAACTTACAGGAATTTGTTATAGAAACGAGAACTACAAAGTTCCGATAAGTTTCAGTGTTGAGTTGGCAGATCTCGAAGTTTGGTTAAATCAAAAAGGTTTGATCGGTTCAATTACAGTTGACTTCTGTGATTCCGATGGCGAACCTTCAAATTACGAATCAAATGTCACGCTTCGAGAGTATTTATGTGAGACTTTTGATGAATTTGTTTTGTCTGAATACTTAAACGAACATCAGCATTTAATTCTAACGTCTTAGAGAGTCCGTACAGGGCGTTTAGTCTAGAAGCGATGTGTTGTGTTGATAAACATAGAAAAGCCCCTCAGATTCGTTCTAAGAGGCTTTTTCTTGGTTATTGTGTAAATGGATAACAACTGTGATTGGTTCTGTTTTCTTTACTGTACTATTGTATTCAGTTTAAGCAATGTACCACAAATTGTGACTTCTCCAGAAAATCCAGTTTGCAAATTTTTTCCAGTTTGCAAATTTTTTTCAGTTTTCAAATTTTTCCTAGTTTGCATTTCTAATTTGAAAATTAGTTTATACTAGAAATCCCAGTATCCATCATCAGATACACTTTTGGGCATAGTCCTACCTGAATTGTCTTCAATTGGTTTTGGATCTAACCTATCAAGCCAAGTCTTACAGAACTGCTTTATAGGTGTCTTTATGTGTACATAGTCATTCTTTGCACCACATTCTGAGATCTCTTTAAATAGATTTTCTAAAGATTCTTCTCTTACTGTTACTCTTTTCATTTCAGTTTATTGTTTTTTTAAATAATACTTTGAATTAATTATATGCTCTGCACTAACACTTATACATGAGCTATGCTCTGTTGTTTTTCTGTTTTGCAAATTAAATAAGGTAAGATATTCTAGTTTGTAAAATATTATTCCGTTTTGATTTATCTCCCTTACAATTCCCTGTACAGGATCATGTTCTTCACTTTCTCTAAATGTAACAATTTCTCCCAAGTTAAATTCTACATCATCCACAAGATATAGTTTGAAGATTATTTTTAATAAAAAGAGGGAGTCGGAGTTTCGACCCTCCAGCCACTCCCTCTGAAACTACACTATTCAATCTAAATGATTAAAAATCTTTATATATATATAACTTACTTGAAAATTAGGTCATAACTAAGATAGAATCCTATGCTTCTCGCAATAAATGATATTCCCATATCCGCTACATACCAATACCATTCTTTCTTTTTTATCTTCCTTGAATATCCACTAACATCACTCCAATATAATTTAATATTTCTATGACCTGTAGCGTAATACAATACCGATACTTCATTAAATCTATGTTTTACAAATCTTGTAGCATGATGAAAGTCTGTTAAGAAAACCAGCGATCTACTAGAGAGCCAAAACTTTTCTTTACCTACAAGTACATTTCCTGCCGCATCTTTAGCCCATTTATTTTTCCAAGCTATTTCGTTAGGAGCTATACCCCACTTCTCAAATTTGCCGCTATTACTATAGTGGAATAAATATGCTTGATTAGCTCCATCAGAAAACCCAGCTATCCCTTGCATTAATGAAACCTTCCATAAATTTTTGTTTAATTGACCAAAAGAAACAATTGGTATAGTAATTAATATTAATAGAATTGATTTCATTTTTATATATTATTTAAATTCTATTAATTATTACGTATCCTGTTCTTCTAAATCATCAAAAAACATTATAAAGAATCCAATTATAAATATTATCTGTATTAGCTGAACAAACATTAGTAATTCTTTGCTTTATAATAATCTTCTACCATAATGTCTGATACTTCAAAATCATCCATAAACATTGCATGATCTATGCCTATATCGTTAAATATACATATTTCAATTGCTTTTCCTTTAGGCGTTAATGTATTCCACCATTCTTTAGCTTTATACCAGTACTTGCCATGTATCTTTGGTTCAGTATCTTCCATTTTGTAAAATTATTTTATAGTATTGTTTAAAATGTAAATTTAGTAAAAACATGATAATTTATACTTTTTATCTTTGCAATTTTAAGTTTTCAGACAAAACCATGCCCTTATCATCTATTAAATGACCATATTTTTTATAAACAGCTTCGTATGTCATGTCATGAGCCTGACATAATTTATGAACATGAACCTCATTTGTGTATACTTTCATTTTTGAATTTGATGCCATTTTATTTTAGTTTTTGATTGTTAATTAATTTATTTATATATAAAGTTAAGAGTTAATATCGCTTACATACTTATTAATCCAAGCTTTTTCCGAATCGTTTACATTGTATAGTGAAACTTCTACTTGTTCAGATCCTGCTCCAACTGTATGACCTTTTTGAGTCTTTCTAGACCATGCCTTGCAAAACTTATCTGCCTGCTTTCTTTTTTGGAAAATTAACTTGGCACTTGAATATGTTTGTATATTTACTAATTCCTGCTTAATGCCATTTGCTATATTATACCAATAAGTAAATCCCTCTAAAGTCTCTTCCCATTTAAATGCCCCATTTAATGCACGAGTTGGATCACTGCAAAATACTGGAGCATCTAGCGTTCCATTTCCTTCTGCATATGATATTGCTAATTCTCCTACTCCGTTTGGTAATTCTAGTAATTGATCTCTAATTGTTTTTTTCATCTATTTAGTTGTTTAGTGAGTTGTAAATATATAATAATTTTAAGCTTTATCCTAATTCTAGATAAAAAAACAGATAAAATACATCAATTTCTTCTTCTTAGACCTACTTTTCGCTTCACTAATCTTCTAAATCCATACCTAAATGCATCCAGCAAATGATTCCAGGAGTCAATGGGAACGTCACTTTTCTTGTCATTCCACTCATAATTGTTCAATTCTGACTTCAGATTGTCAGAGTTTGGATCTACAATGATTAAATATTGTTTTATCTCTCGAATGTCCTCAGATATAATGTTCTTGACCGCCTTCTGTAAGTTATATCCGTTCTTCTGGAGTCTTTTTATAGTCCTACCTTCATTTGTGTCACATACAATTAGTGCAGTCTTGCTAATGCCTACTTTATTAAGTTGATTCTCTACATCATCCAATTCTGTCTCGTATATATATTCTTTTAGATAGATCTTTCTTTGTTTGCGATCTACAGCAACTCTGACTACTCCTAAAGGATCTGGAGCATAACCCCAATCTAAGCCGTATACAGATGGCAATCTTTCATTAAACTTACCTTCTATCCAATTGTCAAATATAACTCCTTCAGCTCTTTCTCTCCACCCTCCTATGTAATTCTTGTAGTAGTGACTGTCGTGGCGTATGATATTTAATTCATTAGCTAACTCAATCTCACTTCTTGTCCAGTTTTCAATGCATTTAGCTATCTCTTCATTTAGATCCTGTAAATACCTGTTAGCCTTACTAAGCCAATCCTTTGGCAGATATTTAAGTTCTTCAGCTATGTGGTAGGTGGTATGAATGTGTTCTACTTCATCATCATTAGACATAGTTACATTAAATCCATGTATAACTTTTTGCTTACTCTTTGGTCTTATCCACTTTTGATATACAAAATGCTCTTTGGTCGTTGGATTCATTATCCAAATAACTCTGTTCTGTTTTTCTGAAGAACGAACTGAATCATCAATAATGTTGAACTTAGCTTCATCCTGAAAATCTTCTCCTTCCTCAACTACCCAAGTTGTTATACCATGAATAGACTTTAAGTTTGCAGTCTGATCTCCACTAGAAGTATTGATACCCCTAAACAAAATAAAAGATCCGTTAGTCTTATTGGTAGCTCTATCTGCCGTTATATGGAAATCTCCCTCCACTCCTAACCTCTGTACGCAGGCTCTAAATTCTGGTATAATGGAATCGTTTGCTGATCTAAGTATATATCTCGTAAATAATATACCATGACCAGACTCATATGATAATCGGACAACAAAATCATGTGTTGTAGAAGACTTTAAACTACCTCTACCACCTGTAAGTAAGATGTATCTGCGCCTGGTAGTATACATAGCTTTGAATGCTATATGTATTGGTATAGTTTTTACATCATTCTCTTTTGTAAGCAGTGTATCCATTACTCTTCTTCTTCTTTATCATCTCCGCCAACCCATGCAATCAGTGGAATACTTTGCTTGCCTTTTGTAAGCTCTCCAGCATCTTTTCTCCAATGTTCGTCATCATTCTCTAACCTGCGCAAAACAAGACCCTCAGATGGCTTTATATACTGCTGTGCAATCTTTACTTCCTGCGCTACCCACTCTTCCTCACCATTTACATTAAGAATCTTTACCATCTTCTTAGATTCAAGATCTACGGTATAACCTTCCATGAGACGTTGAGCAGTACTTCTTGCTAAGTTTCGTTCAACACTAATTCTTTGTTCTTTCTTTTGAATTTGAGCATCTTCTACTATTTTTGCTATCTCTTCACTACCACGCTTCCAATGATGTAAGGTAGATCTTTGGAAATTCATTTTTGAAGCAGCAGAATCCATGCTTTCTCCATCCATTAAATATATAGATACGAATGCTTCTACAACTTCTTTTTTATGATCATGAGATAGAGTAACCCCTTTGGTGGGCATAGGTATTCGTACAGATTCAGTAGTTGGCAAACCTTCCTTGTCTAAAGATGGTACCTTTACAGTATATCTTCTTACTGTTTTTCTCTTATATTTAGCCATACACTTAAAGCTTTTTTTAATTCACACTATAAGTCACTCCACCATCATAATAAATTTTGTAAAGTGATGAAAGTCTGTCGTAATCTTCATTAACTATCATTACGGTATCATTCCTAAGTTCAATCTTGCAATACTCCAATTCATCAGATAATGGCATATTTATAGATGGCATATATTGCTGTAAACTCATTACTTCAGACATATGAATAACCAAATTATTTGCATATACATTATTCATGTCATCCCAACTCATGTTAACCACTTCTATTACCATGCTTATTATTTATCTGAACGAAATAATTTTATAATCTTTAACATTAGTTTACCTAATCCCACCCACTTAGAAATACTAAACCACCTTACTGGAACATACTTGCCAGCAGGAAAGACTATATTTATACCTTCCATAACTATATTTAATACCAAGATAAGTAATGTTTCTTTCTCTAGGACAGACATTTTATTAATTACTAACTTATCTTTCATATTTCAATTATTGTTATTACTGTTTTATTAACATTTAGATCCTCCATTATTTTCTGCATCCTCACTTTGGTAGCCATAGAGTTTCTTAAATCTGGCTCTTCATCTTCATCTATTTTAATGTGCATATCACCAACAAGTATACATCCCTCTATTTGCCTAAAGAAATTACCTTGATGTATCTTTACTTCTGACCTGTTAGGCACTTGTTTTAATTCCCAAGAATAGCCAAATTTAGGTGAATATTCCAACTCAATAGGATAAGTTCCTTCTGGAACACAGGATATATCCCTTCTGTTGTTCCTCCAAGCCAACTCTAAAGTCTTGCATTTAAAAAGAATGTTAGCTCCATGCATTATAAATAAGTTACCCAGCTTTTGATGTGGATGATCTTCAGATCTAACTAATAAAAATTGTGTTATTTCCATTTTACGGCACTTTTGTTCCGTAAACATACAAATTATAAATCAATTACACAAGATTGGCATATATTTACACCTTTACCAGATGTAGATATAGCGTAACTTACTGTTTTAGTACCTGTATCGTTCCACAGCTTTTCACAACAGTCACATTTAGTTTTGCAAGGCAATCCCCTAAAAGACATCTTAAATTCAGATATAGTATACCTATCTAACCATATTTTGCTAGAATCTATTTTAAAATCCTTGTCAACCATTTCCACATTCTTTTTGCCACAGAACCACCAAAACTGTTTTGTTTAGATCTAGATCTGAGAAGGTATTTTTCATTATTTTTCTGAGCTATAGTAAGATTCTCAGATACAATCTTATTTATCTCTAAATTGTCAGCGTTTATTTTGTCAATATTATCCATTACACTTTTGCAGTAATCAATTACAGCATCTTCGCCCTCTATCCTGTATATTTTTTTCATTTGCCTATACCTGCAATTGGCTGTAGGAAATCCATTTTTATCTATAGTAATATCTAATGGCATTGCATCTGCAATTTCTCTAAGTTGTTTTAGCTTTCTTTTCTTCATTTGCTTTAGATTGATCCGTTAAAAAATTGTGGTTTGTTTTTTCCGTTATTCCATATAGAAAAATAACCAGAATTTGTGGTATAACCTAATGTTGCACTATAGTAATTACCAGTGAAAAATGAAGGTAAATAAAATCTTCTATGATTAATGCTATCATCCTTTACTATTTCAAATTTTTCCCTTTGCTTTATTGATAGCTTTTCAATAACAGAATGCAAATGACCTTCGTTAATCAAGTTGTATTCACCTTGTATACCATAGTCTAATATTATCTTCTCCGTACTTTTTCTACTTATACCTTTGTCCCCATGAAGATTTATGTGATTTATTCCATCCACAAAATGAGTTATTACATAAGGATGAAATTCTACATCGTAACCCATCAACTCTAAGCAATAAGCAATTAACTCTGCTGCCCCACCTTTTACATCTTCATCATTTGCCTTACTTAATCTATCATGATTTCCAGCTACTATCTTTATGCAACCTAGATTATCTACCTTCTGAAGTGCTTTGTCTAGCATTTTAGCGCACATTTTTACAGCAGTAGCACCTATCATCTCTGAGTCCATTGATTGCCAAGAGTTAATATGATTAAGTCCACTAAAGCTTTCTATTAAGTCACCATTAATATGAATGTGATTCTTTCTAAATCCAAACCCATTAATTACATTAATTGATTCTAGTAAGCCATCCAGCAATATGTCTGTATCAAAGTCATTTACATTAAGTAAGTTTTTGATATATGCTCCAAAATGCAGATCAGACCATTTCAGTACGTTTTCTCTATCAAAAGAATAACGTCTACTCTTATAAGTGTAGCTTTTGTCAGTTTGCTTTTTTAGCAAATCCTTAACTTCTTCTAAATTAAAATTAGATTCAGAAGATTGCTCTTTAAATAAAATATTAAAAAATGGAGTTCCAGTATGAGATACTAATTTATAACTCTTTACATCATCTCTAGGTAAGCCGTAAAACTCGCAATATTCATCAATGTCAAGCATTCTACCTGTTATAAAATTCCATGCACTAAGAACAAATGGCTTTGGATCATTAACCAATTCCTTTTTATTAATAGGATCTATAGGCTTCTTTTTATTAGGAGTAGAAGACATTCCCAAAGCCTCTCTTTGTTTAGGATTCAAATAATATCTAGCAGTATCCCTACCATCATCACACTTTTTAACATTAAGTCCAAGCAAACTAGCTTGTTCTGGCTTTAGTCTAGTCCTTATTTTCATAGCATTGTTTTTTATATTAAACACATTATACTAAACTATAATTACTCATTATCGGATTGAATTTTATTTACTTTTTTAACAATAATCTTTTCAGAGTTATCTAAGACAAGAACCTCTTGATCATGGTCAACAAAACGAACTAATGCGTGAGGTATTCCATTAAAATATTTAATTCTCTTCCTCATAAATACTTGTTTTAAAGTTGTTATATCTGTTTAGATAATTTATATTATTAAAATTAGTTGCAGATCCACCATTATACATCATTACCAACTCACTCTCACTAGGATTTTCTCCATACTTTTTAACAAACCTACTTATAAGTATTTTTAAATACCCACCAGCAACTCTGTAAGCCTTGTTGTACTCCAACATTTCTTCATGATGGTAACAGTATCCGTAAACATCATTAACGTCTTGTAGTGCGGCTTTGTGTATTTGAAATGCACCTATAGCATCGAAGTCACAACTGTATTTATTCCAGTCACCCATAGCGCAAACATTATTATTGCTTTCTACAATCGATATTATAGAAAGAACTATAGGTATTAAGTTACTGATCATTATTGTGAAATTTACTTGATATCTTCAATATAGACAGCCAAATTAAAATATTACTTATAAACAAAAAGTGCAACATACCTTAAATTTTTATTTTTTCACTTTTAAATGAGGTGGAACTTTATATTTTACCAAAACCATATCATTCCACCCCAAATAAAAGCCGCCTTTAGGTAGCGAGTCCAGAACATCAAATGATGCAACGACAGCAGCGACTCAACTAAGAGTCGATGTCTTGACTAAGTACTTTTACTAAATCCTTTTTTAAATCCTCATAATTTAGTGCAGTATACCTTAATACTTTCCAACCTAAAATAGCAGCATTATTATATTTTTCGCAATCTTTTGTATATCCTGTTATAGAAGTATGTCTGCTTTTATGCCCTACTATACCCTCGTATTCTATAGCAACATTAATGCTTAGTATTGCCACATCAAACCTCCATCTTCTAGTCTTATGAAATCTATGTTCTTCAACGTATTCTATTGACATCTCATCAAGTATATTAATAATATTGATCAATCCAACTGGTCTGTTGTCAACCAAGTCTTCAGCACCTTTTACTCTAACGCCTCTGTTCTTTAGTTTTTCTACGTCTTTCTTACTCCACTTCATTTTACCTGATCTATAAATTCTTTGAAATCATCACCTTCTAGTCTACTTGAATACCACTTAAATCTTATCCAGTTTTTTAACTCTTCAAAACTCATGTGGCATTTATTGCACAGTATCTCTAGGTTTTTTATATCCCAACATAGTTCTGACATTCCAACCTCTTGTGCATATTTTACAGATACAATATGAGATGCTGCCAATCCTTCACCATTTATACCACATCTTTCGCAGAACAAGTAGCCCTTCAAGTCAATAAACATAACCTTGTAGTCATGCTTAGTA